CTGCTGCTGCACAAAGTCATCGTACAGGCCGATGATCTGCGAATACGCCCGCAGTTCCCCCGTGGCGGCTAGCGTCATCCGCTCGTCCTTCACCACGGCATCAGCGCAAAGGTCGATCATCGTAGAGTGCTGCATCTCACGCAGCTCCTCCACAAAATCTTGGAACGCATCGTTACCAATCAGACGGAACATCGCCTGACGCAGCCGGCCAAACTTCTCGGCTGACGTCAGATTCGGGTCGCGGCGTTTCTTCATGTGCTAGTGGTGGCGGGCATCGGCCCAGGCATCTGCGCTCCGAGGCGTCCAATGACAGCGTTCTGCTGCTGTTGTAGCTGGAACTGGTACTGCTTGGCTCTCGCCTCCAGACGCTCGCGGAACGGCTGATCCTGTTGAAACCTCTGCTGAACATCGGGCTGTTGCAGGTATTGCTGAATGACTTGGAGGCCGATCTGCGGCGGGGTGCCGGGCTTGATGTTCTTCGGGATGCCCGCGAAGATCTGCGCCAGATCCTGCTGCTCGTCCTGCACGATCTGCTGCTGGCCTTGCTGCGCGGGACGGATGATGCGCTCGGCAATGTTCGGGTCGATGGTGGACACGAACGCGGTGCAGAGAGCGGACCAGTCGATGACGCCTTCGCGGTCGAGGGACTGCGCGGCTTGGATGATCGCCGTCCACTTCTCGCTCATGCGCTTGAAGTCCGGCGACTGCACATCCCACGCGAGATAGAAGTCGAACTCCTCGTTCACGTCGCCCTTGTTGAAGAGCTGGAAGTTCGGGTCTTTGACGCCCATCACGCGGAACGTGACCTGATCCATGCCGTACTGCTTGTAGAGCTTCCACACTTGGCGGAAGCTCTTGGCGAGGCAGCCGAGGAACTTATCGACCTCAAACTGGTTGTAGATCGGGTCAATGGCGGGATCGCCTTCGCGACTGGCAAAGCCGTTGTACTCCTTGAACGAAGCCTCAAGCAGTTGCTCGGACTTGTCCGTATTCATGTCCGGTATCGGACGGTCGGCGTAGTGGTACTCGTTCGGACGCCGCTCCGAGATCATCGCACCTGGACCCCAACGACCCGGCGGACGGCCCTGCGGGTAGCAGATGGGCGGAAGGATGCCGAGGGAGGCGGCGTCGATACGGGAATCCTTGTGCGCCTTGATCTGATCCTGCCACGGCTTGCCCGGCTCGGGCAGACCACGGGAATCATGGAGCTTGCGGCTCAAGTACTCGCGCCTGTACAAAACAAATGGATACTCACCGTGGGCGTAGCCGAGGAGGCCGGTCTTCGCGCAACCATCGTGGTTCTGGTCGGGCGGCAGCATTGGGTTGAACACCGTGCAGTAGATGCCAGGCGTGCCGTCCTCATCGGACAACCGCTGGTAGGCGTAGACGACACCGATGCGATCCGTGAACCGCTGCTGCGTGTACACGAACGAACGGGAAATCGGCTGCATGTACTCGCTGGGAGACATGCTGATTAGCTTGCCACGCACCTTCTGGATCGCGGCTTCCACCCATTGCTCATCCCAGCCGTCAGTGTTGACCATCGCCCGCAGTTGCTCGGCGGTGAAGTACTCCACGCGATAGATGCCGGGCGCCCGCTCCAAATCCGTCGAGAACGACGGGATGAAAACGTGCTCGTCCAAGTTAAACGCACGGACGACGGGATAGGACCGCTCGGGACCGTCCATCGGGACGCTGGTTTCGCCCTTATCGCGCAGCTCGCGCAGCATACGAGCGGCCTTGTCCTTGGAGGCGCCGTACTGCTCTTGGAAAATCGCCTTCAGGTCATCCGCCGCGCTTTTGTCCTCAATCAGCGCGGTGATGTCGATGTTCGGGAACTGCTGCTGCAAGTCCTGCACGCGGACGTTGACCAAAACTTTTTCTCGACGTTTCTCCCAGAACTGGCCCATGACGGCCACGCCCTTCTCGTTCATGTAGTTGGCGCACATCTCAATCTCGCGCTCAACCTCCGGAATCTGCGTCTGGATCAGCCAGCGCATGAAGTTACTGACAAGCTGGCTACGAGCACCGTCCTCCGCGCCCACCGGCACAGCGGTCAGGTTCGCCCGCTTGAACGCCATGCACTCCATGGCGACTTTCTTGTTGATGATGTTATCGACAAGGAAGACACGGAGGTCGCTGGCGCCATCCCACGGCGTCGGGCTGGTCTTGCTGCCTTCGCGGGAGTGTTTCTTCCCGTCAGCGGACTGCCCGTTCCAGATCGCGTAGCGCGTCTCGTAGTTCAGCCGGCATTGATCGATGAACGGCTGGTTATCGCGCACGCAGTCCTCAAACGCCTTCTTGAGAAGGTTGAAATCCGGCCCCTTGTTCTCGGGCGGGGCTAGTTGCAGACCGGGATCAGGGGGAACGGAAGTGGCGTTGCCGTCGATGGAACTCATGGGCTTGATGAACGCACCTAATGGGCGCAATCACAAAGACGCGCAAGCAATCAATAACTCCAAGTCTTGTCCTGTACCTGTTCGGCGGCGTGCGGGTCCACAAACTCGCAGTTTGATACGCAAAGGTAACGCAGACAGTCGATTGGGTCTTTGGTGGCCTCGTCCTTGCCGCCTTTGGCCGTGTACTCCTGCATGGAGTAAATCAGGTTCTGGCAGCGGTCGCTGATGTACAGCTTCGGGGCGTTTAACGCCGACAGGGGCCGCTTTTCGTCATAGGACAGCAGCCCGTTGATGAGTTGGATGCCGTTTTCAATCTCCACGCCAGGTGCGGGGTGGAAGATCATGCCGGCCTCATCCAACTCGCTTATGATGGTGGTGGCGCCTTCTTGGGACTGCTTTTCCGCCGCACCGAGACGCGGGTCGATGAACCGCTCGAAGATCGCTTCCCCTTCTTCGCAGTGCTTGATGAGTTCGACGTAATCGACGATGCCTTTCTTGCTGCCTTTTTGGGCGGGACCGGGCTTTCCTTCGGGTCCGGCTCCGGGCAAGGCCCAATCGTCGTAGTCGGGCCACTCTCGGTAGACCCACCATGTACCGGCGGCGTCGATGGCGACCCAGAGCATGAACCAGTTTTTTGATCCTGCCGGGTCCAGTGCCATGTAACGTGTGACGTTGTAGTCCACGTTGTTTGTCCACGGCATCTTTTCGTGAGGTATGACATTAACGTCCTTATTAAAGCCAGGAAAGACGCTAGTGATGCTTTTGGTGGGTACGCCATATGCACGGGCCAACACTTCGTCCTTTGGACGCCCTAGCAACTTGTTTCGGAAGTCGGAGGTGTCGATGAAAGCGTTATCCTCGGTCCAGAAATAGTAGATAACAGTGCCCGGTCGGGAAAGGGACTCTTGGACGACTGGTAGCTCTCGACCCACCAGCGGGGCAAATCGCTTTTCAATAATACGAGTCTTCCCGAGGATGTCCTGAACCAGAGGTGTCCAGCCTGTGAGAGTAGTAAACGTGAGGATGATGCGTCCATGGTAGTCGGTCGTGCGGTATTGGAGCGTCTCAAACATCTTCTGCGGACACTCTTCGTCGCACCAGATCAAGTGAGCGCGGTAACCTTCGGCTACCTGTGCGTCAGCTTGGTAACTGCGGTAGTTACTAAACTTAATACTGCCACCACGACGGAAACCATTAACAGGAGGCAGGATACAGATGTTATCAGTAAAACCATTCTTCTGGGAGTACTGGACACTGTGGTTTAAGCCCTTCTTGGTCGGTAGATTGCGGATGCCCTGCGGGAGAGCATCCCAGACCATGCGCTGCTGGTCTTCGATGCTCCGGTCCTCATTGACGTGGTAGGCACGGACCTCTGCGCCTGGGATCGTACCCGCCGCCCACACGCAAAGACGGCTGGCGATCATGGATTTCGAGGAGTTGTGGTGAATTACCCCTGCTACCTCGTAGTTACCATAGGAGGGAACAGTTATATCCCACTTGACTTCTATTCCCGCTGACCTAATACCAGTGACATATGCCACGCCATAATGCGATTGAGTATCCTGTTCAGAAGATTCGCGATTGGATTGCTGAAGGCCAGACACAGCAACAGATCGCTTCACACCTTCAGCAAACGCTGGATGGTCGCATAACGCCAAAATTGGTTTACAAGGTTTGCAAGAAGCATGGCATTCAATGCCAGCGAACAGGTCCACGTGCCGGCGAAGGTCATCCAGAGTGGCAAGGCGGTAGAATCTTTTCCAGACTGGGATACGTGAAAGTATTCTGCCCAGAACACCCAACTTGCGTTGCTGTAAATCAAAAGCGAGCTGCGCGAGCCAACGGCGGGTATTTTCGGAAGCAGAAGTACGTATGGGAACACCGCCTCGTAATGGAGAAGCATCTAGGCAGATTCCTTCAGCCTCGTGAAGTAGTTCATCACATAAATGGCAATCGCAGCGACAATCGGCTGGAGAACCTGATCGTGTTTGGCTCAAACGCAGAGCATCTCCGAGTCGATCTTGCTGGCCGTTGTCCAAAATGGAGCGAGGATGGAAGAGCGCGGACCCTAGCCGCAGTTCTTCAACGGAGCGCCAAGTACCGTCTGCCAAAAGCACGCGATGCTCAAGAGAAGCGACAAATCGTTGACCGGTTGAAAGCCAAACTTCCCGCATCGCACCAGGAGGCTTTTGAAACGGCTCTTCAGCCTCTGCTATGATGCGAGTGCCGCCATCCCACGCATAAACGTGGTGCTTGCCTTTGATGCTGTCGATTCGGCGACTGACGTTAAGCACCGGATCGTACACCAACGTATCGCCACGCAAGCAGCGGTTGCCTCCGAGGATGACGTGGTTGGTGTACTTGCCCCAGTTGCCCATCACCGTCTGCCACGAAGGCAGAATCCAACCGGCACCAACGGGATTTTGCAGCGCCTCTTGATTCCGCTGCTCCCGAAACGCGAGGTAGTTCGCCAGCTTGTCGTGCGGCCAGCTCAACAGCTCACCATCCGGCGGGTTCTCCACCCACGGGATGCCAAAATCGGGCTTAAAGTCATCGGCAAAGTAAACGTCACCGAGCGGCATGGCGTTTTTTCATGTGGACGGTGTAGGTGAGGCGGCTGGATTCGATCTGCGCCCACGGAATCATCCCTTGGCCGTCGATGTTCAGCCCTTCCGGCTCGGCGTAGATGCTCAAACGGGCGTATTCGCGTGCGCCCTCCACGTCCGGCTCAATCAGCCATTCGTCCACTGCTCGTTTTGTGACCATGACGCACATCTGACAGTCATCTTACAGTCAGACAATCCGCTTAACGTCTGATTGATGAGGTATTAGGTCGCCTAATAACCGATACAGCAGACGGGTTTGGTATTTCATGCGATGCAACTCTGGTTTTTGTACCTCTCATGGCCCAAAAACGCATCCTCATCGGCACACCACTCAAGGGAGACATCCCGAAGTCCTATTTCCGCACCAGCCTGCAAATGGCTACGGCGGAGATTCCTGACGTTAAGCTGGATTGGATCTTGTTGGACGGTCCTGCCGTGCAGATTGCCCGCAATGAGATCGCCCATTACGCGGTCGAGCAGAAGTTCGACGAGCTGATTTTCTGGGACAAAGACGTGCTGGCGATGCGGAATGGTGAGGACATGACTGCTGCTGCCCTTATGCGGTTGATCGGCCATGACCGTGACATCGTGACGGCGGTCTATTCGTCGCGTTCGCTGGAAACGCATTGGCACGTCCACCCCATCAAGGGCGAGGAGCCGGATGAGAGCGGATTGCAGCGGGTGGAGCGGGCCAGCATTGGCTTCTGCAAAATCAAGGTGCCAGTCTTCAAAAAGATCGCTTGGTCGAACATTGACCGGGCGGCAATGCTGGTCGATCCCAACAAGGCACCCAAGCTGGTGCCGGAGCTGTTCCCAATGGAGCTACGGGGCCGCAACACGCCCCTGTACCGCTTGCAGCAGATCTGGGCCGCGCTGTCGGAGGTAAAGAACGATGAGGCGCTACGCGCACGCATCGAACGGGAACTGACGATCCGTTACGACGAACCAAACTCCTACATCTCGGAGGACTTTGGCTTCTGCGACCTAGCTAGGGCGGCGGGCTACGACATCTGGATGGATACGCTCATGGTGCTGGGCCACCAAGCCTCCGTCGTGGTGCCAATCGAAAGCGGCAAGCTCTTGGAGATGTTGTCCGAGCCGTGGCGCAAAGAAGAACTGGCGATCATCAAGCAGCAGATGCTAGAGGCGCAGGCCGCGAAGAAGAAATGACCTTCATCAAGTTCCCGTGCGGCGATCTGGAGCCTGTAACCGTCATCAAGTACGAGGGTGACCAAGTATGCGTGAAGATGGAGTTCGGCCTGTTCTGGACAGACAGAGATCGCGTGTGGATGTGTCCGTGACCAAGGGCCGACGCACAAATACGTTTGATGCGGACCGCAGGGGTGCGCTGGTGCGTCACCTCTACTTCCAGCTAGGAAGAAAGGAGCGGGAGATTGCTTCCGAGCTAGGCATCAGTTGCAGCACCGTGAACTACTACAAGAACAGACAGAAGCGATGAATGCGTCGATGAAGGTAATGACACCGGAGCAGAAGTGGCACGCGGGCCGCCAGGCCGATGCGTTCTTCGGGCTACTCGACCAGTACAACCAGCTCCTTGAGGAGCACAACAAACTAAAGGAAGAACATGTGCGCGTTTGCAACAGTCCACAACGTGGAAAGCCCGCAGGAGTGGTGGAATCGGCAGCTAAAGCTTAAACTGGCTGAAGCCAAGACCGAGCAAGAGCAGATCGCTGCGCTACACGCGCATATCGACGAATTGACCAAGTACCTAGACCGTCAGGATCAAGATCACTTCCGCATCGTCAACTTGATGTCCAAAAAGGAACTGGACGCCTACGACATGATTGCGGCCAAGCTAAAGCCGCACGCCAGCAACATGAAATGGTTGGCGGAGATCCGCGAGTGGCGGAAGAACAACCCATGAGCGACACACCAAGAACGGACGCAGCGGTAAGCCAAATCCTGCAAACCAGCCAGCATGAGCGGGTGAAGGCGGACTTTGCCCGTGAGCTGGAGCGGGAGATTGCTTATCTTTCAGCGTACAATGCTTCGCTGCTTTGGCTGAAAGATCAGAAAAAACTTCAAACAACGGTAACCGATGATAATGTCACCCAGCCGTTGAAGCAATGGAAGGCTTCTTAACGTCGATGTCGTTGGGGTTGGGCAGTTCCACAGGGGCGGCCTGAATCGTGGGCACGGGGGCTTTCCCGCTCAACCGTGCCACGATCTCCTCCTTGCTCAAACTCCCGTAGTTGTTGACCTGGATGTTGACGTTCGCCCCCTGCGTCGCGTTCAGCCCAGCCAGCCGTTGCCGCTTATCAATCGCCACGGCCAGATTGAACCCGAGGCTGTTAAGTGGAGTGTCCTCCACCGTATCCAGCATCCGGTCCACGATCCGGTCAGCCAAGTTGTCCAGTTTGCCGATGAGTCTTTGGTTGAATTCTTCCACGGTGATTCCCACGATTCGTTGAAATAGTCGTTTGTCCTCCTCGGTCACATACCCGAGTCGAGGATGTTTCTTTAGCCCCAGCCCCCGTCCCTCCAACGTAGCCACCGCCAAGTCATTTACGAGCTTTTGCGGTGAGTACGTCGTCCGGCCATGGCTGCCATCCGTTTTGATTCCTTCCGGCATGGCGCCTACCGTCCCTGCCCGTTGGCCCACATGGCCGCCTCCGCCCTGATCCGGGAGATGTAATCCTCGGCTGACTCCTGCTTACGCGGGTAGTCCGGCTCCTCCCGTTGGAACTGCGGCAGGATCGCTACGGGTCTTAGTTGCTCATCCAAGGATGCCTCCAGCGTTCGCTGTTCGGGAATAGCGGATTTGTGAGCAACAACATCCTCAATAGGTGCTGATTCGACACCGATTGGATCAACCACGGTCGGCACCTGCGGCACATCCTCATTCACGTCTATCCGCCGCACCACCTCATACTCGGCATCCGTGTCATCCCCGGACAGCCAGATGCGATTAACCAGCACCCGCTCCCCTCTCACCAGCCCACCCGTGAACTGCCAGTTCCCAACCTTCGTCCACAGCTCCCGCCCATCCTCCCCCATCACCCGCAGCTCATTGTACTGCTTGTTACGACACAGCTTCCCCACAATCCCCTCCCCACCCTCCGGCCACATTGAAGCCAATCTACTAGCCTCAGTAGGAATAGTGTTGACTTTTTTGCTTTCCCCCTCCGACTCCCCCGCAGGGGGAGTGACAGTGGGAGTGTAAACAGCTTTAGCTGCCAGACGAGTGAGGTCAGCTTCCACTGCCAGCGGCACATCAGTGGCCGTAGCTAACGGACTGCACTGCGAATTTTGAACTGCTGGGGTGGTTTTATCCCAATTTTCCCGCCCCAGGCGCTGGCTGACCCCCTCCCCCCCGTGGTCGCTGGAAGCGTGGTCGGGGCCGATGGGGCTAACAGCGTGGTCAAGCGCAGCTTGAACGGCGGGGGCTGGGATGCCGTAACGCGCAAGATCATGCGAAGCATGGAAGCGCGCAGCTTCACCCAAGTTGCCAGCACGGACGCAGCGGTTGAAATAGCTCTTCAGCCCAACGATTGACCGTTTGCTGGGGCGACCCAGCTTTGCTTTGAATCGGCTGGCCCTAGCTTGTTTCTGGGCTGATTTGGTAGGAGCGGAGTGAGTTGGCTGGGAGAGTGAAGGCGGCTGGGCTGAATCCATGGGGCGATGGAAAATTGCAAATAAGCGGTGAAGGCAAGGTAATACGGCTAGAAGCTGCGCTACTAGGTTGGCCTGGTCGATTGGTTGGGCTTGATGGTAATGGGTTGGGCAACACTGTTGGCATCAAGCAAGCCCAAGGTGGGCGAGCAACCAAACCAAGGCCAATAAATGAAAACAGAGAACAAGCTGATAGAAGTTGAGACGGGGTACAAATGGGAAGTGCGGGATGCGCGGGGCAACCTTCGCTCGGAAATCGTTTGGAGCGAATGGGGTGAACAGTATTACGTCACGGCGGGGAGTCCCGAGGTGCCGTTCTTCACGGACTTTGAGGAAGCGCTCAAGTTTGCCGAAAGCTGCGAGTATGCTCACGCCTTCCGCGACGGTTGGGTGCCCTCTCTCTGACCATGAAACGCACACTTGAAAACCTCGCTGCGCTTGTCCTCTGGCTCGCGTGCTCCGTTCTCTTCGCCGTGGTGGCCTTGGGCTTCTGCGGCTTCTTCGATTGATTGATCTTCGCCAGAAAAACCAAACCCGTAAATCAAACCCGTACACACATGAACACGAACACGAACGAAACCAAAGTCAGCGAACTTGCCGCGATTGCCCTTGCCGAATGGCTCGGAATTGAGCGGGACGAAATCACGGAAGCGCGGAGCGACTGCTACGGCTTGACCGTGCTGGAGATAGGGCAAGACAGCTACGCCGTGGGCGATGACTCCCAAGCCTATGAGGCGTGCAAGGAATACCTCAAGGAAGCCGTCTGGTCATTCAACGGCAATTTCATCGCGGAGGTTTGCGGCTTGCCCGTTGAACTCGGGGAGGTGTTCAGCGGTTACACTCACAAAGAATGCGAGGGGGCAAACCCCGCGCTGCTGGCGCTGGTCAAACGCACTTGCGGGTTTGACTCGTTCGTGTCGCGTGCGGTGGGCGATTGCGGGCGCGGCCATTTCCTTGCTCATTACGACGGAGACGAAATCGACCTCGGGGATGGCTTGTACGCCTACCGCATCGGCTGACGTTCGCTTGCTTCGCCACAGCCCTTGCCGAGCGCGAGGGCTTTACGAAGCGAGGGAACGACTCCCAAGCCTCAACAACCAGTAAAAAACCAGTACGCATGAAAATCGAAACCGTAGAATTCACGCTGCCCGATTTCTGGGCATCTTATCTCATCAACCGCGACTCATCGAGTTTGACCAAATTTGAGGTCAACGAGATCAACGCTTGTCTCCATCGTTTGGCGCAACAGGTAGGTGGCTCGCTTTCGTGCGTCTCATGCGACGATGAACCCACGTTTTCCATCGGAAGCGACTGGAACGGACTTTCGGGCATGAATCACCGTTTCACGTTTCACGTTCAACGGAGGGCCAGCGCATGAGCCCCGAGACGCTCAACGCTCGATTGGTTGCGCTGCGCTTGCTTCCGCTCGGTGACGAAGAGCTGCACGTTCTCTCTGATCCTAGGGAACGCGAGCAACGAAAGGCGATGCTAGAGGACTTGCGCGACCGCTGCGGGGTTCCCTTGACCGATGAAGAGCTTGCCGAGGCGATGAAGTAACGCGCCAACGAACCCAAGCCCTCGCCCAACGGCGGGGGCTTTTTGTTGGGGCTCGCTTGCCCTAGCTGCTGCACGCCCTTGCGCGGTCGCTTGGGGCCAGCGCGAGCCTTGCCGTAACGCTGTGCCAATTCCGAGAACCAATTTTGGTTTTCGTTTTTAGCCCGAAAATTACCGATCCCAGGACATTCAGCCTTTGGGAAAACGCCCAAGGCAATTTCGGGAAGTCAATTTACCCGAAGCATTTTGACCCGGAAACATTTTGGCTTGGGGAAAACAGGCACACCGATTTTGATTTTTGAATTTTACCGGAAAAATAACCCACGGAAACAATTTGGCCTTGTAACCGTGGCCGCATTGTGGCCCAACCAACAACGACACACATGACATGGATACTACCAAGCCAGTTACACACGTTAGCCTTTGCGCCGGGTACGGCGGCATTGATCTCGGACTCAAGCGAGCAATCCCAAATCTGCGAACAATCGCTGTTAGCGAGATCGAAGCGTTCGCCTGCGCGAACTTGGTCGCTAAAATGGAAGCGGGATGCCTGGATGCGGCACCTATCTGGACGGATGTTAAGACCTTCCCTTGGGAGGAGTTTCGCGGCAAAGTGGACATCCTCTCTGGAGGCTACCCTTGCCAGCCCTTCAGCGCCGCAGGGAAACGACTCGGCAAGGACGACCCAAGACATTTGTGGCCTTGGATCGCAGACGGAATTCGGGTTTGCCGGCCAGCCGTGTGCTTCTTTGAGAATGTCGAGGGACACATCAGCCTTGGACTCCGAGAGGTCATCGGAGAACTGGAAGAGATCGGTTACCGAGCAACGTGGGGAGTATTCTCGGCGGCTGAAGTCGGCGCACCTCACCAACGCAAGCGGGTTTTCATCCTGGCCCACAGCAAATGCACGGGACTGGAAAGATGGAGATGCTGGATGCAATCAACGAGCGATAGATCAAGGGCATCAGATCACTCTAGGGAGGGCTGCGACTTGTTGGAACAATGGCCCAGCCGCCCAGGCCGACCCCAGTTCCCGTGGGAGCCGCCGAGGGTGGTTGGAAATCAACCCGCAGGTTTGGGGGACACCCAGAGCGAGCGAACGGGGGGACTGCCCATCGGAGCGGGAGAGGCACAACCCGGATTTGAGGGCGCAAGTAGTGTTGGCGCAGGCATGGGCGACACCGAAAGCCAGCGATCCCCAGCACAGCGGCCCCAATATGCGAGACTCGGCGGGGAATTATGCGCTGCCAGCGCAAGCCGTAAGAGAGTCGTGGGCGACACCGATAGTCGGGGACAGTCATCTAGCATCGACACCCGATGTGGCGGCCAAACGATTGTCGGGGGGCAAAGTGACCTTGAGCCGTCAGAACGCTGGCAAACTGAACCCGCGCTGGGTGGAGACGCTCATGGGTCTGCCGGTAGGATGGACTATGCCCAGTTGTGCGTCTCCGGTGACAATCGCACCGACGAATTGCGGCTCCTTGGCAACGGAGTCGTCCCAGCAACCGCAGAACGAGCTTTTCGCACTTTGATCGCCCGGTTTTTCCCATGAACAACGACACACAAGCAGAGCTCGAAAAGCTACGAGCGGAACACGAACAGTTGCTGAAAGACCTCAAGGAGCTCACCGATAACTGGGATCACGACCGACGTTATCTTGATTGGGTGAATCCAGAGTTAAGCAGCGAATTATTACCGTGGACGATTGAAAACCTAATGTTCGTTTCAATTGCTGGAGAACTGGAACGTACCGCCAAAACCGAAGAAGAAAAGAGGACGGCATATGTGGCCCGGCAAATTGCGGTGTACATTTACACCCTGCACGAAATTAATTCCGCGATGAGTTATCTTCTCGGGACTTTCGTCGGACAGTGGGGCAAAGACTGCCCGCGAAAAACCCACAAAGACAGGCCGAATTACGGCGAACGATGGACCAGTCGCCTGGGGCTTAATATCGACACCCGCTTGGACAAAAAGAAAAAGTGACGCATCTCCCATGAACACACTAAACAAACTACTGGCCCGATGGGGCCTGAAACTGACACGAACGGACGGCATTGGCGACTTCGCCTTGCTGCAAGAACGCCATCAGGAGCTGATGGAAAGAAGGCTTGATGGAATGGTTAGGGCCGATGCCCTCCGCGCTGAAATTAACGAACTAGAGCGCAAGTTGGCCGAAATTGAGGCCGACATTGTTGACCTCCGCGAACAGAACAAGGAACTGAAGCGCAAGCTGGCGTGCAAGACCGCGAGCGAGTACTATTGGAAGAAGCAGGCGAAGGAGGCACGCGGATGAAAATCAACTTGGAGTTTGGAGACGAAGAAGAGCATTTGGCTATGCGCGCCATTCACGGATCGGAGGCTTTTTCCACATTGATTAGTCTCGATGCCGAGCTGCGGGCTTTTCTGAAACACGAATCGCCCCGTTTCGAGACCGCAAGAGATCTCGCCAGCTACATCCGTAACGAGATTTCCGAGGTATTGGCAAAGATCGAAGAATGAAACGAGTCACCCGTTTTGACACCATCTCGGTAATTATTTCGGCCTACGGCACGACTTGCACTGGCAAGCGCCGGTACGCCAACATCAAGGAGGGGCAGATAGTCAGCTTTAAAAACCACCGCAAGCCGCCCCAATGGATGACTGATGAACTGTGGGACAAGGTAGAGATGACTGTCGCGCAGTTCCTACGGGACTTTCCCGACAAGTGAAGAAACAAAAACGATACCCCCGCAACTGGGCGCTGGAGCACAAGCCATCCAACAAATGGCAGCAGGTGCTGGTTGCCCGTAAGGACAAGAACGACCGGGACGTGAAGCGGAAAGCCAAAAGTCTCCCAGATCTCTCACCCACAGAGCTTTACGAAGTTATCGACGAGGGTTACCACTACTTCTGGCAGCGTCGGGGACGAATCCCACCCAACTACAACGCCATCCGATGGGCCAAAGCATGACCACAGACACATCAGAACAGGGCTTTCCTGCCGTTTTAAAGGCATTCCGCGCCAAGTACGGGGTAAGCCAGCAACGGCTGGCTGAAAGGCTCCAAATCGCCCGCAATACGGTTAAGGCATGGGAGCATGGCGACCCGAGGCGGCAGCCCCACATCCTCACTCGGGAAGGGGTGGTTGCCCGCTTGACAATCTACGAGCGGGAGCTACTTTGTGGCCCTGTTGCCAACAGCCCCGACTCGCAATAGGGGAGAACCAACCGAGGCGAGCGGGGCCACTACTTTGGTCCGTAACGTAATTGGCAGCGTCCTGGAATTTGACTCCAGTTGTCTAGGTTCGAGTCCTAGCGGGCCAGCCACCGAGGTAGCATTTACCGATAGTCGGTCAACCGAGTAGTCGGTCAACGCATTGTTGGAACGGGTGAGATTGACCCACCGGGAGGCCGCCGCAGCCGCATTACGGCTGTTATGACTGACGCGGAGATTGCCTTAATGATGCGGGCCGTAGCCCTTCAGCTTCCTGTCAGCGACTGCGGGCGCATCCCGCCAGCCGTTCCCTAAAGTTTAGCAAGACCAGGCTTTCCTCGACCAGTAATTCGCGCTGAAAATATTGCCCGTGTTGCCTTGGCCGGCGGAACGGGCGCAATACGATTTCTTCCGTGCCGGCTGATCCTTCTTGATCGAGAGCGTCGGATCGCCGAAACGGACGAGCTTCACTTGCGAGCCTTTCTTCGCCAAGACGGCAGACTTCTTCTTCCCGCCGGGGGTGCGCTTCGGCTTGTTGTAACCGCTGAAAGTCTCTCCGCGATACGTTACGCTCATGCCTTCTTCTTCCGTGGTTTCGGCTCGTTGTCAATCTTGTGCCAGACTGCGACGAAAGCTGCGGATCGCTTGGCTGACCGCGCCTTGAGTGATGCCGTACATCTTCGCTAATTCCGTTTGAGTCATGCCAGCTTCCAGCAACTTGAAGACTTTCGGCATTTCAGAGTCCGACAACACGCAACACGGACGGCTCTGGATAACATCTCTTTTGGTCGCCCAATAGCAGTTGCTCGGCGTGTAATGCTTTTTCCAGTTTATGCGGTTGATGCAGTGCTTCGGCGTCGGACGCGGCCCCATGTCAGCCAAAAAGTTTTCAAACGAATCCTCCCAACGCTTGCAGACTTTGATGCCTTTTGCACCAACGCCACCATAACCCCTTTGCTTGGGATTTGAGCACCGCTGTTTCATCGCCCGCCAACTATGCACGGCCCCGCCATGAAGTGCGTTGTTTTTGATTACCTCTTCGCGGTGCTCACGGTACCACTGCCTGTATGCTTCTCGCTGTTTCAACAAATCGTCGTGACTGCCCCAACATTCCTCGCCCTTCACATATTTTAGGAAAACTTGTCCGTTAGGCGCGATGTCACCCGGCTTATGTTGTTGTGTCATCCTTTCTTCTTTTTTGATTTCGGATCGGCGTCAAGGATTGTTCTCCAGCGGACCACCTGCCGCCAGTCACCTGTCACTGTGTCTCTGCGTTCCTCCTTCCCGTCAGCAAGCATCACGTGCACGGGCATGTTCGCTGCCACAGGTAGGCGGAAGGTTGCATCAACCCACCGCATCAGATCTGCACCACGGAACAAATCACGCTGGGACTGACAGGGGAGGGGGCGATGGTGCCAGCTGGGATCGTTTCCAGGGACAACGCGGTATTGGTCGCACTCCAAGCAAGTTGGATGTAATCGGTCGGCTGTAACTTTAGCACGATGTCCACGTAGAAGATAATTCGCCCGTTCACACCGCCATGCTTGTTCGGTATCGACAGGATGGAGGCGGAATACGGCAGATCCGTCCCATTCTTCCTGTACCAGAAGCTCGCATCGTGGATCTGCGTGTCCGAGTTGGATACCTGGACGGAGAAGCTGATGTTGTAAACGCCCGGTGTCGTCGGGACAATCTTGTTCCCATCCGTCACCACCACTCCGTCATTGTCTGGATCGGATGAGTTGAGCCCGATGACATACGCCTGCGTCGTGCTAGTGACTGTCTGGGTAGTCGTATCGTAGAACGAGCCCCAGTACCCCAAGACCCCGTTCTTTCCCGCCGTCATCGTCACGGTGGTTAGGTTGTCCGCTTCCGTCTGCGTGAGGGCGATGTTCCTCCCTCCCACGATGTCCAGATTGCTCTGGGTCTTCATCGTACTGCCATTCAGCTTAACCTTCAAAATGTCCGCCACCCGCTGGAGGCTCTGGGTCCGTAGGAACTGTTTCATACGGGCTAGGTAGCGACTGGCACCGGCTGGGGCAAGCTGGGAGAGGCTGATTGCGTTATGGCTTGGGCAACCGTGCGAGGACAGCTCACCCCTGATAGGGGGCAAGCCGTCCTCAAGAAGCTAACTGCGCCATGGATGGGGTGTCGCTTCGGACTGGTGGGGCCGCTCGGGCGTGCCTGCTGCACACGGCTAATCCACCGGCTCACTATGTTTCACATTCACTCTTATGCGGACGGGTGATCGTTTCCGCTGCCGATTGGTTCGTGGCAGGACTCCCGGTTAGGGTGGTCGCTCACGGGGCCATTTTGTATGTGCAGCTCGGGAAACGGCGAACCCCAGCGAAACGCACCAAGATGCCCGATTTCCCCGTTGGCAAGGATTATTTCGCTTTTCTTCGTTTTTGTGCTTGCATACCGCAACATTCCGCAACATTCCACAACACGATGAATCGCAAACCTCGCAAATTAGTCGTAGCAGTTGAGCTTCCCGCCGACGCTTGGAAGAAACTTACCGAAGTTTCCGAGCGTGACTTCATCAGCCGCACAGCGTATGCTCGTCGCGTTCTGATGATCCACTTGATGGAGCAGAAGAACATTCCGTAACCAAACCAGTCCCAGCCATGACACACACCGACACACTAGATCAGCACGTTCGTGAGTACTACCTGTACCACGATGAACAGACCAAGTTCTTCGATGACTTGGCTTCCGCCAACAAGCCGGTTGACGCCGGCCTCGACGAAGCCGCCGCCCTCAACTGGTGCGAGCAGATGCACGAGCTGACCGGCACCTGGAACGCCGATGTCTGGGCCGAGAAAGGATGGTGGTGAGCCATGAGAGCACTAATCAAGAGCGATCCGTACTGCCAGTACTACATAGGCAAAGCCACGGCGTATCGCATCGCAGCCAGTTTATTCACCGCCAACCAATCTGGTTACGCCATGTTCCGTGGGTTAATGCGGGATAACGCAAAGACGGCCATCACGCTTGCCAAAATTACGAAAGGAGCGGTCTGACCATGGTCGCCGACAAGAACTCCATCCATGTCAGCGGTGACGAGCTGCTGGCCCGTGCCAAGCTCTGCGCCAAGCTGCTGGAGGTGGTCGATGAGATCACCGCCGCCTCTGGTCTCATCTCCGAGGGCCGCTACTGGGACGCTTACCGGATCACCAACAAGATCGAGCTAATGGCAGCGGAGGTATCCTCCGACCTGCACGGCATCGACCTAGCTGCGGGGGACCAATCATGAGCAAGCAATGCGTCACCCATCATTTCGCCTGCGACTGCCGCGAGGCAAAGTTCAAGGAGCTAGAGCGCGAGAACGCCGCGCTGCGGGAAGCGAAGGACGCATATTTCAAGCACAATAACATCTTGGTTCAACTGATGACCGAGGATCAAAAACAGAAAGCGTTGGAGATCCTTATGTCACGACCGAAGGAGGCGCAGCCGTGAGCGAAATCAAATCATTGCACCAAAGTGCCTTGCGCCCCGAGAACAATAAGTTCCACAAAGGCAACGGGGACGACGGCAAACACTACTGGCTTACGCCGCCAGACCTAATGCGCAATTTGCAGCAGGAGTTTGCCTTCAATTTTGATCCGTGTCCGTTCCCAAAGCCTGCTGATTTTGACGGCCTTACTTGTGAGTGGGGTCAATCCAGTTATGTGAACCCTCCCTTTGGTTCAATTATGCACCAAGGTAAAAAGAAGGGGCCAACCGCTTGGGCGAGGAAAGCGATTACAGAGAACCGGAAAGGTAAGCGCGTAGTACTTGTGTATCCCATCGACAAGTGGATTCTTATGCTTCTCGGCGCTGGGGCAAAGGTGCGGAACCTAGGCGATGTTCGTTGGCACGCGGTTGAGGACGGATCGCAGGGCAAAGGTACAGGGAGACATATTGCCGCTTTCATTCTTGAAGCACGTAAGGAGGCGCAGCCATGAGCAAGTCCCAACAGCAACTTTCGATAGTCGTTGATGCGGAAGACTCCGATCTGCTTGCAATCAAGATTGGACCATCAAGCGGTTATGCCAGAACGACGATTCGTCCGCAAAAATACATTCATTGCATCATTGCCCAGCGAATGGGCCTATCGTGGAACAGGCGAACTGAAGTTATTGACCACATCAACCGCGACAAACTGGACAATCGCAGGCAGAATTTGAGGGTAGCGTCCAAATCGCAGAATCTTGTGAACAGTCAAAAATGCGATCAGGCGAAAGGTTACTACAAAGCTGGAAATCTATGGATCGTTCGCGTTAAGCGAAACGGCGTAATTCATCGGAAGTCATTTAACAACGAAACCGACGCCAAGTTTTGGGCCGACGTTTTGAAGGGTATGAAATGAAAACAAGTTTTCACTGGTACGACCGCGACGGCAACGCGGTCTTTGAGGTCCCGAAGGCCAAGGGTGGCGGGATGCGTGCGACTACCATCGCAGACGCCCGCAAGCTGAACCTGTACCCAAGCGTGACCACGGTTCTCTCCGTCCTAGCCAAGCCCAGCTTGGATGACTGGAAGCTCCAGCAGGTGGCAGAGCGGGCTTACTCCAACCCGCCGCAGGACGGCGAGGAGGCGTCAGCTTACTCCCGCCGCATCATTGACGGTGCGTTTGAGCAAGTAGGTGAGGCTGCGGATCTCGGCACCCGCATCCATGCCGGAATTGAACTAGCGTTCAAGGAGGGCATCAGCTCGGTGCCAGAGGATGTCTACGATTACGTCAAATTGGTGAAGCAGGATCTGGAGTTTGCCGGCATCAAGCTCGTCCAGCATGAACTTCGTTTGGTGAACGACTTTGTTGGCTACGCTGGCACGACGGACGCCATCATGGTCAAAGATGGCAAGCAGGGCATCTTGGACTTCAAGTCGCGCAAGACCAAGCCCGGCGTCAAGATTGAGCCGTGGGAGACCGAGCCCATGCAAATTGCCGCCTACTACGCAGCGAAGTGGGGCGACATCCGTCCCAGCGCCATCGGGGCCAACGTCTACATCTCCACGACGGAACCTGGTCGCGTTCAGATCGTGACCTACGACGACCTGCAACTGGAGAAGGCTTGGGAGGCGTTTAAGGCCGCCAACCATCTCTGGCAGTACCTCAAGAACTACCGACCCAAAAGAAAAACCCCTGCCGGGGACACACAGCCCGCAGGGGTGTAACACACACAGCGTCCCTTTGTTAGTCCAACCAACCAGTAAGTCCAACCAAAACAACCATGCCCATAAACATATCAGCCAGTCAAACAAGTCCAAGTCCGAGCCGGTTCCCGCTGGAACTCATCATGCCATCTGCTATGGCGTTGTTTACCTTGGCACGTTGCCCAGTCAGCAGTACAAACCACAGGAGAAGATCATCCTTGTTTTTGAGATGCCTCACGAACGCATCACGATCAAAGACAAGGATTTGCCGCGTGGAATCAGTAAGCGGTACACGTTTTCGTTCAACGAAAAGGCAAGCCTTCGCAAAGACCTGCAGTCTTGGCGGGGTCGCCCGTTCACGTCTGCCGAGCTTGCCGGCTTTGACGTGTCCAAACTGATCGGTGCCAACTGCCTCTTGTCCGTGCTCCATCAGGACCGCGCAGGGGCAACCTACGCCAACATCAGCAGCATCTCCGCGCTGCCCAAGTCGATGAAGTCCGTGGCACCCGAGAATCCGTCGCTGTACTTCAACGTGGTCGAGGCCATCGCATCCGCCAAGAGTAAGGGACTGCGCGACATCATTTGGCCGGAAGACCTGCCGACGTGGATTGAGAAGCTCTGCTGTGAGTCCGAGGAGTACAAGACGTTCGTCATGGGCAGCCCCAATGCCGAGCCGCCGGATGCTCCCGCCGAGGAGGATCTGCAACCCGCCGAGGACGACCAGAGCATCCCGTTTTAAGCTAATACACTGAACATGACACACACCACAGGTCAGGAACTGAAAGACGCAGGCTGCGCCCAAGTCCTGGAGCACACTCCAGAGGCTTGGGTCGCAGACTTTGAGCAGCAGGCTGCTGCACTATTGAAGACCAACGGTTCGTTCACGGCGGAAGAGGTCGTGACGCTGATCGGCCAACCGCCCAACCACAGCAACGCCATCGGGGCGGCTTGCCGGCAATTTGTGAAGCGTAACGGGCTAACTGGCAGTTACGAGCCAGCTCGTTCCCCTTCCGCCCATGGCCGCATCATAACCCGCTGGAGCATGACGACCTTCTAACATGAGCATCTATGTTTACCTCACGACAGTTGCTTGTGCTCTTCTTATCGGCGTGTGTCTTGGTTACATGCTTTCCCGTGACACCCGCCCATGGGACGACGATTGACCTGGATCGCCTGATCCGGTGTCTTGAGGCAAGGGAAGGCGCACGCTGGGCCAGCCCCGGCGGCGCCCTCCAGTTCACTAGGGCCACTTGGAGCGAGTTTAGCACGGACCCCTACCTCCGAGCCTCCCAGCCCGACAAAGCCCGCCAAATCGCAAGGAAAGCCCTTTTCCTGACCCTCCAGCGGATGGAACGGGACGGCATCAGGCCTACGGTCTGGCTACTAGCCCTCCGGTGGAACTGCGGCTATGAGGGCATGAAGAGGCGGATGGGGGAGCCGTGGAGCTACGCGGCACACGTCCATAACCTGTACTACGACAATGACTTTCGCTGAACATGCCTTTGCTGCCTGTGCCCATAAGGCCAAGGAAGTGGGCAGGCGGCTAAACAAGGATGAATGGCTGGCTACCATGCAGGCAGCTTACGACTCGTATCCGCATGGCGGCCTGCTGGTATCTGACAGTCCGAAACCCAAGAAGGTGCTACCCAAGGCAAGCGATGAGGATTGGCTCAAGGAGCTAGAGGCCAATCCCGCCTATGCCGGCATCGACATACGCAGGGAGCTAGGAAAGGCCCAGGCATGGGCATCCGTCCGTGGCGTCGGAGTATCGCAGCGCCGGTTCGTGAATTGGCTGAACAAGGCGATGACAGACCGCCCGCTGGGTTTGGCTGCCGGTCAAACGTCCTTCAATCGCCCGCAGGCGCCCAAAGCAGAGGAGCCTGCCGGCTGGCGAGAG